TCACCCCGCCCTGACCAGGGCGAGCCCGCGCTTGATCACGTCGGCAAAGGTCACCCCCAGCGAGGCGCCGCCGATGCCGATGACGCCGAGCGCGCCCATGCCCATCAGCTTCCATTTGCGGACATCCTCCGTCACCGGCTTCATCTCGGCGATGTCGGCCTTGACCGCGGCCATCGCGCCCTCGAGCGTCCCCACCCGCCCGACCAGCTCTTCCGCCCGGCGGTGGAGAAGCGCACGCCCCGCTTCCGACCTGTCTTCCGCGCGCCGAAAATCCTCGCGCAGGTTCTTCACCTCGGCAATCAGCGTGCCGAGCTGCTGGTGAACGCTGGCATCGATCATCGCCGCCCCTCCCCGTGCCCCCGCCCTTCACCGTGACGTGAGCATTCCGCCTCCGACCACACCGCCGCCGCGCAGATGCCGACGACCATCCGGTCGATCTTCTGCTGGTCCGCCGCCGTGGCGCCGCGCGCGCCGATGAGGTCAGTCCCGACCACCTGGCGGAGGCCGGCGACACTTGCCGGTGCCGAAGTCCCACAGGCCGCCGCGATCGCCGCAGCGGTCAAAGTCGCTGCGGCGAGCAGCCGATTGCGAAGCCGCTTCATTATTCTGCCTTTCGATTGCTTGTCTGGCGGATTGCGCGCCATCCTCGCGGATCTCGCGCACCGCCCAGGCGAGCGCCGCGAGCACGAGCGCACCGCCGAGGACCTTCAGCCACGCCACCATCACCTCAGCCCCAGCGCCTGGCGCACCGCCGGCATGGAGCTGATCGCATAGATTGCAAAGCCCACGATCAGCGTGAGGATGGCCATCTGCACCCGCCAGTCGAGCGCCACGAGATCGAGTTCCTTGAGCGCCGTGACGATCGAGCCGCCCGCCGTCAGCAGCCAGGTCCAGAACCGGCCGGACTTGCGGATCGCCTTGCGCTGCCGCTCCCGCTCCGAAACCGGCACCGGCGCCCGTCCTCTCGCCTCCCCGCCCGCCGCGCGCGCCCCCTCCAGCGCCCGGTCGAGCACCGCCTCCACCGTCTCGGGCCGCACCAGCGCCTTGTTGAGCCCGTCGCCGGCATAGTAGGATTGCCCGCGCCTCACCGGCCGCGTCGCGCCCTTCGTATCGCCAAGCACCGGCAGCGACGCCCATTCCTGCGCGAGCCGCCTGCCGAATTCGGTCCGGCTGATCTTTCCGGCAATGAACGCATGGTAGCCGCGGCGCTCCAGGAGATGGTAGGCCATGCGGTCCTGCAGGTCGGGCGTGAACCTCTCCTGGCCCGTAAGCCCCATTTCACCTTCGATGTCCCTCAGCGTGCGGGGCGCATCCAGCGTGTTCTTCATGAACTGGTAGCCGCCGGCCGCACTCGACCCGAACCGCCTCGACCACCCCGGTTGCGCCGCCTCGACCTCGTCGAGCGTCATGGAGGTTACCGGCCGCGGCAGCTTGTCCTGGTTGTTGCCGTAGATCACGTCATAGGATGCGCGGTCGCCCCGCCCGACTTCCGTTTCACGGATGAAGTCGAGCAGGATCGCCGCGCCGGAGGGCACGGTTTGGTCCATTGGATTTACCTTGTTTTTGTGGAAGAAGTCTCTGCCCTGTGGGCAATAAAAAACCCCCGAAAGCGGATGTCCAACTTTCAGGGGTCAGTTCAACCGCGAGGTCTCACTTCGGTCTCTGTTTTCATTTGGTCAGAGAATGAAATAGCCCTTCGTCAGCGTTACGGCGTCATCGAGGTGGATCTTGAGATCAGCAATCTTGTCACCGTTAACGTCGCCGTAGATGTAGGTGTCGGAAGTTTGCTTCACGTATCGAAGTTCGCCGGCAACGCCCTTGAAGGCCGCTGTGCCGACGAAGGCAAATGTCTGGTTGCCAGAAGCTTTGGTGCTGGCGTCGATCCCTGAAAGGTCAATCCTGTCCCCTCCAGAAGGCACAAAATCGAAAATCGTATCGAACGACGGACCCGCAGATTCACCGACAGCTTTGAAGACGAACTTGTCCGCACCAGAGCCGCCATACAGTTGATCCGCACCAGCGCCGCCGTTGATGACATCATTGCCCGAGTTGCCTGACAGCACGTCATTTCCGTTGCCGCCGGTCAGCCTGTTTGCTGCCGTATTGCCGTATAGCCGGTCGGCATAGTTCGAGCCGGTGACGTTCTCGATTGACGAGTAGACGTCCCCCTTGGCATCGTTGGTGTTGGCGCTGGCGCTGGCGAGATTAGCCGTTACGCCCTTTGTTGCTCCGGCGTAGGAGGCGGTGTCGCTTCCATTTCCACCGTAAAGCTTGTCCCCCCCCGTGCCGCCAATAAACGTGTCGTTGCCATCATCCCCTACAAGGGAATCGTTCCCAGCGTTGCCGTACAAAGTGTCATTGCCAGCAAACCCCCGCAGGTAGTCAACAAAACCTCCGCCCCTTAATGTGTCATTGCCTGCAAGCGCTCTTCCGATCACGGCAATGTCGTCACTAGTTGTGTATGTCAGTGCCGCATCCACGATGCTCGTAACGGAAACGCTTACGCCGTCTATGGAAGCTACTCGAGTGCCGTTGTCAAAGATAGCATAGCTCCTCACAGTTCCGCCGGTAGGCATTCCATCGGAGTTGTAAGTGAACCCGCTACCTCTGAATTCTTCTACGACCCCGTCGCTGAAATACGCGGCATAGACCGTGGAACCGTAGGTGTAGGAATCAGCATACGGAAGCCATCCAAAATCGATGCCCCGCATGTCCAGCCAGTAGCTGCTATTTACCGTGATCGTGGCCATCGTCGCCCCTTGAGAAACTCCAAGACACAGACGGTTAGAAAGTTTCTGTTGCCAGCGCAACTAATAATTTTAGAAATGATTAACTACAACGCAGTCCGTGAAGTGCTTTGAGGACGCTTTCTCGCTGCCCTCGCCGTTATCGACAATAAACCTAATCAAGATCGCTGCGCCCCAGCGGGCTCTCGGCAAGGGAGGCAAGGTTTTGCTGATGGTCACCTTGTTGGTTGAATTTGGATATGGGTTGCTTTAAGCGAGCTTCGCTTGCTGGAGCTTAGAGAGGCGGTCGACATGAAGTTCATAGAAAAGGCGGCTCGCAAATATCTGCTGAGACGGGGGTATTCCGTTTCACAGAGCGGGAGCGAGGACATCCATGCCGACTACCGCCTCATGAGCTACTCCAGCTATGAACAGTATGTCGCCATTCAAACCGAAGGCAACAAACGCAAAATCGATCAGGTCTGGGCTGATGAAGCCACCATCGATGTGATCTGCCAATATATCAGCGCGAATATTCCCGGCGCGAAAAAGGGCCTGTGCCATGGGTCCAGAAACGGAACCGAAGTTCGATGGTTCGCGGATCGACTGGGCATCGAGGTTATCGGCACCGATATTTCCGAAACAGCGCCCCGATACGGGCTCATCCAATGGGATTTTCACAACGAGAACCCGGATTGGGCTGGGCAATTCGATTTCGTCTACACGAACTCCCACGACCACGCCCACGATCCCAAGAAGGCGTTCACCACCTGGGTCGGGCAATTAGCACCGGGCGGAAAACTCTTCATCGAACATACAATCGGACAAAGCCCGGCAACTGTGAAGGAATTAGATCCATTCGGGGTCGAGACGAAATTGCTGCCATATGTGGTGCTCGGTTTCGGCGAAGGGAAATACGCGGTCACGACAATGCTCAAACCAGACCACGAAAAGGGCGGCGGGCCGATCAGGGTGTTTGTTATTGAGCCGACCAGCATCGTGGGAAGAAGCTGAGAGACGCGGCCTTCGGCGTGTTACACATCGAGTGGTGAGAACTCACATGGGATGGACGTCCAACGCGCGCAAGCGCATGTACCGGAGCGTGAAGTACCGTCTAACGCGCCCGTCTCCTCCGGACGCGCCGTTTCCCCTCAGCCGTCCCGTGGCTGTCGTAGGCTCGGCGCCAGTTTCTCATAGACCGATCGGATGGGGCACAAACTTCATAACTATCACCGTGAATGGCTCACAATCCGTGATCGAGTCCTGGGGCGCCGTCACCCCTGAAATCACCTTCATGATGTACAATCAAATATACGGGACAACTCCAAACGCTGTAGCGGTTCGAGGCGTACTGACGGGACGAAGCACGGGAACGTTGTATGTGATTCCGTGGGAAAAGAACGACCGAGAACGCTTAGAGAAGGGCCTGTGCGCGTTCGATTACAAGTACGATAAGCTGCAACTCGTTGATCGATACGAACGCATGGCGCTCCTTGACCGTGTCGTTGGCCTACGCTCCTGGGATATCGACGTACACTCAAGGTGCTCAAACGGCATGCTTGCAGTGCTTTTCGCGCTGTACCACGGTGCGCCTGCGGTGATTATAACCGGGATCAACCCGAATTCCACCGGGCATTCCTACAACAATGCCGGTTTGGCACGGCAGCATGTCCAGATGGATAAGGAGATTATTGCGAGGCTACTTAGCGACGGCCGCCCAGTCTTCACCGCGGACCCTGCGGTTTCCGCAGACCTAGATATCCCCCTGTGGGGCAATCAATATTGAAAGGGTCTGCCAAATCACCTCGTCAGTCGAAGCCTGTCGAAACTAGTCGCAGGACCGGAGCCCGTAGCGACGCCACGAACCCCAGGCCTATGACTCGAAATCAGCGGGAGCGCTGCGTCACATGGAGAACGCGATCACGTGCGGCGAACCACTCCTCAGCGTAGTCGTCGTTCCGGTATTCCTCGAAGTAGGGTCCCCCATCCGTAAAATGGACAAGGTTTGCATCTGACGAATATTCATATTCGTTGACAAGCCAGTTCCAACTCGCTGGCAACTCGCCGATGAGTTCCTCGGATTCAAGCCACTTAAATTGATGCAACTCAAGACCAGTGGCAGTGTTGACGTAATCAAGGTCCAGCTTTCGGCATTTTGCGTTATTAAACAGAATTACGCTGGACCAGTTCTTTTTTTCGTACTTCGTCTGGACCTGCCCTAGGAACTTCGTCTCGACTTTTGGGACGTAATCGTGCTTCACGCACATAGCCGCGTAGCGATCGTCTTTCAGCGACCACAACTTGGCGATGTCTGTGCGCATAATCATGTCGCAATCGACAAAAAGCGACCAACCCTCATAATTGCTCAAATATGGAACTAGGAAACGAGAAAAGGAAAACTCTGTCGACTGGAGGGGATTTCGCTCTCGTGTAAATATCTTCTCGACATTGTTCAACGCAATCGGAGTAAACGAAACTGGGATTGAACTATTCTCCAGAATACTTTGGCAAAGCACATGGTACGCGACAATCTCTTTGCTGTCGAATCCGATGTAAACATTAGCTCTATCGGTCATGACACTCCCAGTTCTTGATTAGGTTCAAATTGCCTTAGGCAAGATTGCTACAACTACGCGCCCAGCGGGCTCTTGGCTCCTCAGCCCGGAAGCCGGTTTATCTCAAAAAAAACTCGCAGTGAAGCCTAGCATATTGCCATCGCCGGTCAGATTCTGGAGAACCCGGTCCTCTCGCTTAATTTGTCGTGGAAAATTACAGCGCTTCATCTGGCAACTCCGCCGGACATCGCATAGTGGCTATCAGAGCTTGCGAAATCCAAATGTAGAACCGACTTTATTCAGGCGATTGGGTCAGCGCTCCCCGATGGCGCTGGTAGAGTCGGAGACCGCATTGCGGGGCCAAGTTACCAAGTGGAGAGCGCATTGGGGGCTGCACAACCAAAAGCGGATTACCGCCCAGACCTGGATGGAATGAGAGCCGTCGCAATCTTGCCCGTGCTTCTCTTCCATGCCGGGATAACAGGATTCCAGGGTGGCTTCATCGGCGTGGACGTGTTCTTCGTCCTTTCCGGCTATTTTATGGCGCGGATCCTTTTAAACGATCTCGATCGGGGCCGTTTCACGTTGCGGCAGTTCTATATTCGCCGGATAAAACGCATTATTCCGGCGTTGGTAACGATGATAGCGACATCCAGCATCGCGGCCTGGTTCTTGTTGATGCCGCAAGAGCTGCTGTACTTTGCCAACAGTGTGCGAGCCGCTGCCCTGTTTACATCAAACATACTTTTCCGCCAGGAAAGCGGCTACTTTGATCTGGCTTCCGATATGAAGCCTTTGCTCCACACTTGGTCTCTCTCGGTGGAAGAGCAGTTTTATATCGTGTTTCCCGTAACGCTTCTTTTTGTCTACAAATTCTGGCGCAAGCGGATACTTGTAATTTTGATTGCTGCCATATTTCTGTCGTTTGCGGCGGGGACTTGGGCTGTTCTGCACGCGCCCGTGAAGGCATTTTATCTTCTTCAGTTCCGAGTTTGGGAACTGCTGATCGGAGCTCTCGTGGCGGCTGCGCCTCCAGCAAAATATGGAGCGTTCGCGTCCCGTACACTGACCGTGGTTGGACTGGCTAGCGTTTTCGTGCCGGTGTACTTCTATTCACCTGAGCTACCTTTTCCCGGAGCCTACGCCGCCGTGCCGTGCCTGGGCACTGCCCTCGTGATTTACTCCCGATGCCAAGAAGGCATGGTCGCAGGATTCTTGAGCAACCCTGTTTCGGTCTTCATCGGCCGCATTTCTTATTCCCTGTATCTATGGCACTGGCCCATAATCGTCTTCTTTCGCCATGCTCTTGGCCACGAGCTCACCGGCGGTTGGACATTGGGCGTTCTCGCAGCGTCTTTTGCGGTGGCTTACTTGTCTTGGAGGTTTGTTGAACAGCCCGCGCGCTACGGAAATCTTGCGGCTTCTTACAAAGTTCTGTTTGGCTTCAGCGGCTGCGCGATCTTGACCGCGGTCGCCTTCGCTTTCATTGTTAACAAGCTCGACGGCGTTCCCCAAAGATTGCCCAAAGACGCGTACGGGCTATATCAAGCCGCACATGATCGGAGCCAATTTTATTCCAATCGGTGTTTCGCGGACACAGATGGGAGCGGTTTGACACCGGAACAAATACGGAAAGGCGATCTTTGCAAAGCTGGCGCCGCCACCTCAGGCGAACCGCAGTTCCTTATCTGGGGAGATTCCCATGCTGCAGCCATCGCGCCGGCTATTGACGCCGCCGCGCGCAGAATAGGTGTCTCGGGACTGTTTGTCGGTCGCGCATCCTGTCCTCCTCTGCCCAATGCAGATTTCGGATCTCCCGCTGCCGTTAAGCGTTGCGTTGACCACACCTCTGCGGTGATGTCCCTTATCGAGCAGAGGCAGTTCGCCTTCGTGTTCATGGTTGGGTACTGGCCGAAATATGTTCACAGGGCGGAGCTTCCAGGACAGGGAATCTTCTTCGACCCGAACATCGAGCCATCGACGACAGACTGGTCTGCCCCGGTTCGCGCGAGTCTTGAGGCAACCCTGGCCCATTTCACTCGCCAGGGCACTAAGGCAATTTTGGTGATGGATGTGCCAGAAATGGGCTATGACGTCCCCGAGGTCTTAGCCCGGGCCGCAGTCTCAGGACGCTCGCTCGACATAGCACCTTCTCCTGAGTACACAAACAAGCGTCAGGCACTGGCTCGGCGTGTCCTAGAAGAAACGGCTGAATCTATGGGGGCGCTTGTCGTCGATCCGCTTAGTGTGATCTGTGATACCTATAGATGCTACGCAATCCGAGATGGCGTTGTTCTTTATGCAGACCAGGATCACTTGTCGGCGAAAGGTGCTGAAAGTCTCGCGCCACTCTTTTATCCGGTGTTAAGCAAAATGGTACCACTGGAAACAGTTTTGGCCCCCGACCAATGACGGTGACGGTGCGGTAAGGCGAACTGTTCTCAACGGGATCAGCGATTATCCTGTTTCATACGTTAGGCGACCCGCAACATCCGCTTTCAGGACTTGAAGAGGGATGCATGAGCGTTACAGGTCGAGCGCCACCATCCACATTGCATCGATCTGTGCATCTGTAAGTCCGAACAGGGCTCCAATTGCAACAATAAGATGGTGCGAACGGCTGAAAGTCGGCGCGTATTCCCACTCAATCTGCGCCTTCTCCCTATCGGTGTTGGCTGGCATGCCGTCGATCGCAGCCGTGACCTGCTTCGGTGAAACGCCTGAGCTGAGCAGGCCAAGCCGAAGTTGACGCGCGGTTATTGCAGGCATGGAGGCGCGTCTCTCCTCTGCCGTCAGCGAGACGTATGGTTGGACCGGGAAAGAGGCCTTTCCGGCGAGCCACCGGCGAAGTGTTGGGTTCAGGCCGAACGCATCGTCCGGGCGGCTGCAATAGTCCGTATCGTAGGTATTACCTTCGATGTCCGTGATATTGCACGTAACCACGAAGACACCTGGCTCGGATGTTGCCGTAACCGTCGAAACAGCGTTAAGGGACATTTGACTTGCATCGATGGCCATCTAAGCAACTCTTTGCATAATAAAGAAATCTGTACTGCTGGCGGCATCATCCCCGCCACCGCGGCTGCGATAAGTTCCTGACAATTGAGCACCAGCGCTGCCGTGGTCGGCGTTCACATAAAAGGATGAATCGGTCGCAGATATACAGACTCCCTCCGTACCGTTGCGGTTCAGGGTGGAGCCTCCTGACTTCCGCATGCACACAATGTGTCCCAACGGGAAGCTCGTTGTGCTGGCGCTCGTCGTCGTCGACACCTCTGCCGCAATAAACCCAAGCGCATGCGTATGGCTAGTCGAAGTAACCGAGTTAGCCGTCGAATTCGTAATGCTCGAAGGCGTCCCCAGCGTCAGCGTCCGGTTCGCCGAAAGGTCACCACCACCCGTCAGACCGTTGCCTGCGGTTATCGTGCGGGCTTCAGGGGTAACGCCGAGCGAGTCGTAATTGCCGACCGTGAGAATTTCGCTCGCGAACAGAAAGCCGCGACTCGTATCCCCCTCCAACTGCAGCGGATGCGGTGTGTCCCACGTTCCGCTCCCGGTTCGATCCACGAGTACGTAGAAATTCTGCGAATCGACGGAGGTCCAGAAATCGTAGGCCCCTGCCGTGGTGTCGGTGTATTTGGTTCTCGGATTTCCCCCTGCAATCTCGATTTCGTTCCCGGTCGTGGTGATCTTGCCGGAGGTCGTAAGCGTCGTGATGCCGTCATAGGCTCCCGAGACGCGAGCGTTCGGCAGCGTGCCGGTCGTCAGGTTCGATGCACTGTTGGTGCCGAGCGTCGCGCGCGCCGCGGCCGCATCCGCGTCGTCGAGCACCGTCTGCATGAAGCCCGAAATCCCGAGCGTCGTCAGCGCGGCAGCGGCCGTCGTATCGTCGAGCAGCGTCCTCGCGTAAGGTGTCAGCGCCGTCGTCGCATAGGCATCCGCCGCGGTCGTGTAGATCATCCTGTCGGCGGAGGTGGCGAGGCCGGAAATGGAAGTCAGCGCGGAATGGGCCGTTTGGGCGCCGAGCGCGGCGCGGGCGGTGCTCGCCGATGTGGCGCCGGTCCCGCCCGCGGTGATCGGCCGCGCGGCGTTTGCATCGGCCGTCAGGTCGTCGATCAACGCGTTATAGGGCACGCTCTGGATCGTCGTGTTCGGCACCCCTTTGGTGCCGGCCGGGGGTGAATAGATCCCGCCTGTTCGTGGCAATGTAACCTCCATCAATCGCAATTTTGGGGAGCATCTCTCGCGAGAGCGTCAGGACCTTGGCCCCTGTTTCCGCCCCTGACCGGCGGCGAAAAGCCTGCCGTAATCCACGCGCCTCATTCCGTCGGGCCCGCGAACGACCGCATCGGGACGTGTCCTCTCCACCTCCTGCGCCATCACGCCGATATGTTTCGGCCCGCCGGATGGCTCGCCCTTGTAGCGGTATTCATAGAGGCTGTGCCCCTTGAGCTTCCCCACCTTCTCGATGTTCTTCTTGGCGCGGCGATCGGATTTCGGAAGAAGGCCCAGCAGAGACTGAAACAAGCCGGCCCCCGCCTGCTGCCGCGCGTTATAGGCCGCCACCTGGTTTTGATAGTTCTGCTGCACCAGCCCCGCATAGTCGACCGGCTGGATCGATTGCCCCTGCGTCGGCACGAAATTCGGGTTCGACACCTGCGCGCCGGAAAGCAGCGCCGAGATCTCGTTGATCGGCTGGTTGCGCAACGCATATTGCTCGTTCAGATAGTTCGAGCGGGCTGCGTTCTTGGCGTTCAGCAACGCCTGCTGCGCGTTGAAGCCCTGGTCCTTGAGCGCGTTGTTGGCCGCGGTAGCCGACTGGCCGTTCTGGTGCATCTGCTGCAGCGCATTATTGCTGAAATCGGCATTCTGCAAGGCCTGACCATAGGCCTGCGCCTGGGCCGCATTCTCGAAACTCGCCTTGTCTCGCGAGAGGTTGACGAGCCGCGACTGCTCCTGTCCGGCATTCAGCACGGCCGCAATGCGTGCATCGGTCGCCGTCCGGTTCGCCTCGTCGATCGCGCGGTTATAGGCTTCCGATCCCGGCTGCAGCCCCTGGTTCGCAAGCCGCGTTTCCAGGGCTGCCCGGTCGCGGTCGAGCTGCGGGTTGAGGCGGGCCATCAGCGCCTCCTCGTATCGGCTCGTGTCGAGCTCCGTATCATAGCTGCGCGTGACGCTGCCGGCATTGCCGACCGTGGTCGCAAGCTTCGGTCCGCCGGAAAACTGCCGGTACTGCGGCAGCGTGAGGTCGGACGCCTTTCCTGCCGCCGGTGCGCCGGAAAGGTCCACCGGCTTGCCGAGCAGGTCCGTCAGGCGCGAGGACTGCTGGTTTGCAAGCGTCGCGAGATTGAGGTTGGCGCCATCATTCTCTCTCTTGATCGCCGCCTGCTCGGGAGAGAGTTCCTGGACCGCCGTCCAGGTCGGCAGGTCATAGGCCTTGCCGCTCATTGGGTCGGTCCACTTGTTCGTGCCCGTCACATTGTAGGTAAGGCTTCCGTCCGGCGTCACCTGGTTGACATTGCCGATATAGCCGTTGGCAACGGCCGTCCCGATATTCGTCGAGGTCTGGGCCGCCGCCGTTGCCTTCGGATCGGGAGGAGTGGGGGCTTTCGATTTTCCCATGAGAGCACCTGTTTCAGAATGGGGAGTGGTAAAGGAAGACGATGACGGAGTCGGAGAGAGCCGTCGGCTGAAGCAAACCGCCTCACGCAAGCTGGAGACTAGTCGGGCACCCAGTTGAAACCCCTCCACAGGTCATCCTCGGGCTTGACCTGTCATCCTCGGGCTTCACCCGTCATCCTCGGGCTTGACCTGGCTTGACCCGAGGATCTACGCACAAGCACCACCGCAAGAGCTGTCAACGCTCTCTGGCGCCACGAACCGTCAGTGTCGATTGAAGGGATGCGCCCGCCAGTCATCATCCGTGAGAGTGAAGATGATTTCCGCCTCCCCGCGTCCGCGCAGGCGGGGGATGCGATGGCTTGTGAACCCGAAGCGGCGGGCGATATCGACCATGCCGCGGTTCTCTTCCGAGACGCGCAGCACCGTCATTTGGCAGCCGATCTCGTCGAAGGGATAGCCGAACATGGCTTTGAGCACCGGTCGCGTCAGCCAGCGTTTGCTGGTGGAAGCGGCGGAAAGCTCGATGACGCCCGCCTCCGGCGCATAATTGTGGTAGACGACGCCGGCAATGATCTCACCTTCCACCATCACGCCCAGCGTCGTGAATTGGGCAAAGCCCCTCTCGCAGCCTTGGATGTGGTTGGCGACGAAATCGGCGATCGCCCGGTTGGTTGCAGGGTCGCGCTCCCCGCCCCAGAGGATGTTGACCCGCATTTCTCACACTCCCTATGCCCTGCGTCACGTTTTGGCGAGACGAATGCAGGCGAAAGACGCGCAGAGCATAGCCGAAGCTATGGTCAAGGGGCTTTCGCCTGAAGACGTCCGCCAAAACGCGACCCTTCGGGCCGGTTGAAACAGGCGACAGTGTGCGTCGAATGGCTTGCTCGATGACCCACATCGCTCTGCGCCATTCTTCTACCCTGTCGCCTGATTCAACCGGCGCAGGGCATAGCGAGTGTGAGAAATGCGGGTTAAGCGCTCCCCTCCCCGGTCGCTACCTGCAGCGTGGCGAGGTCCACCTCGATGTCGAGCTTCACCGCGCCGCCGGAGGTGATGACGCAGCCGACGGCAAGCATGTCGCCGGCCGCCCGCACGTTCTGGCGGAAGTCGTAGCGCAACGTCTCGGACACCCCGTCCCAGCGCGCCAGGTCCCAGAGGCCAATATCCCATTCCGGCGATGCCGTGTCCCCCTCCGTCACCCGGTCGAAGGGCGGCACCGTCCTGTCGAAATCCGCCCGCGCGAAAAGCCGTACCTTCGGCTTCGTCTTCGCGCGAAAGTACATGTGCGCCATCGTTGCCGCTGCGCGCTGGCCGAATTGCGAGGCCGGCGTGAATTGCGAGAGATAGGTCGCCGCAAATGTCAAACCATCGTCGGTGCCGCCCGTGTCCCCCTGCCAGCAATAGCCGCCAAGCGAGCCGAAGAAGAGCCCGCCCTGCAGCGTCTCGAAGCAGCTCGCCCGCCAATTGCCGATTGTCGACCACCGCCCGCTCAACACATTCAGCACGAAGGTCTTGTCGCTGACGACGCTGTTGTCCGGAAAAGCGACGAAGACGAGGTTCTGCTCGACCCATGGTTTGAGAGTCCAGCCAGAGCCGGTCGCATTCGCCGCCTGCCGCCAATCGTCCTCGATCGGCCGCGAGGCGGAGACCTGCGAAAGCGCCTGGCGATCGCGCTGGAACACCTGCGATATAGGCGTCAGGCCGTCCGTCGTGGCGATCAGCACGTCGCCGCCGACCCGGATCCAGGCATTCTTCCCGAGTGGCTTGCCGATCTGGTAGACGCCTTTGAGCGCGAATTCGCTGGCGCTCGATGGGTCGGCACCGGCATAGACGGCGATTTCCCCCTCGGTCGAAACGAAGACGCAGAGATCGGAAAGTCCGTCGCCGCTTTCAAGCGACCAGGAGAAGCCGGTCAGCAACGATCCGCCTTTCTTCATCACGCCGCCCAGCGGAAACACCGAAGCCGCACCGCCGATCGCATTGACAGGCAGGTAATAGGCATCGAGCGTCGCATTCTTCAGGAAGAACTCGCGGTTCTTGAAGAGCCAGCCATAATTGAGCTCCGCCATGGTCGTTGCATCGGAGAAGGTGATCGCCGGCGTCGTCGCCCAGCTCGATCCGTCATAGACGCGGCGCGCATCCGCGCCGTTGAGGCAGACGAGAAAGGAGCCGCCGGCCGTTGTGTGCTGAAAGGCACACCAGTCGCCGCCATTGAGCCCGCTGACCTCCGCCGCGGTCGTCGCCGGCGGTGCTGCCGGCGCCGTCATGTTGTAGATCGCGCTCGCCGTCGCCATGAACAGCTTTTCATTGCTGCCATATTTGTATTTGAAGGCGCTCCGGATGGCGCCGCCATCCGCCGCCAGCCCCGCCCTCCGCGAACCGCCGCGGATTTTGCAGCCGGTCAGCGTCGGCAGGAAATTTCTGAGCACGCTCGCCGATCCCGGCGTCTGGGAAGCCATGTCGGCGGTCGTCACCAGCCCGCCTTTGGGCGCCGGAAAGGTCATCGCGTGCGAAGTCTGCACGCGTCCGATGCTCGCCTGTCCGCGGTTCGTCAGCGGCAGCCGCCCGGGCAGAACCCTCGTCATGTCGTCCCCCTGTCCGCATTGATCTCCTGCAGGAGATCGGCCTCGAATTCCGCGAGATTGTCCTCGAAGGGCAGGCCCTTCTGCCGCTTCCACCGCCAGATCAATCCCTTGGCCAGCAACCGCTCCGGAAAGAGCGTTGTATCGTCGTCGGCGCGAAAGACATCGCGTTCCTCGTAGGGATCGCCGATCACCCAGTTCTTCGAGAAATAGTCTACCGTCGCGCCCCCGGCCGAAGCGGCTGGTAAAAGGAGCATCTCCTTGCCGCGAAGATGGCAATAGGGCTCTGCGGACGCGACAGCGGCAATCACGGCCCATTGCGCCTCGCTGGTCACCAGACGAAAGCATCGCCCGTCCGTCATGCGTACCGCGCCCCCGGGCGCAAGCCGCTGATAGTCCGAAGGCAGCAGCTCCGGCGAGGCGGAGATGACGAGGGTTTTCAACATCCGCCGCCAGTCGCCGCGCCGCGCGATCTCGCCGCCCGCCTCTTGCGCCAGCGCCACCATCGTCTGCGCGTTCGGATCGCTCGTCCCGTAGACGCTGTCGAAACGATCGAGCGAAACGATATCGCAGGCCTCGTTGATCACGCTTAGAAGCGTCATGGCGTCAGCCCTCCGATGACGATTTCGCCATTGCCCCAGCGCAGCCGCTCATCGGCAAGCCCGAGGCCGGCTATCGCCTGCCGCTTCAACGTCTCGGCCGCGCTCGCCTTGGCGGCGTCGCGCTCCCAGATGGCGACCTCCTCGACCAGCCCGTAGAGATAGACGTCCGGCGCCTTGTCGATCAGCCAATTGCCCGGATCGGCCACCGTCAGGGCGGGTATCCTGGCGTAATAGGTGAGCTCGAGTTCCTCAGCTCCCTTCGGCCGCACCCGGATCCGGTTACCGACGATGGCATAGCCGATCGGGGCACCGCCGGATGTCTCGAGGGCCGACAGTTCCGCTAGCGGCTGCGCACGCAAGACACGCCCGCCCGGCGCGAGCACTTGCCGCGCCTCGAGGAAGTCTGCGGGCAGAGTGCCCTCGCCCCCCGCCAGGGGCAATGTCGATGTCCTCTCCATATCGGCCACGCGCAAGCCTCGGTTGAACTTGACTTCCGCCAGTTCAACGAAGCGCGCGAAGAGATGGGCGATGTCGTCGCGACCGGAATAGGCGCCGGCGTCGATCAGCAGGGACGCATAGTCGAATGTCGTCATAGATGTCCCTCGAATGTGCGCCAGGCGCGGTTGTCGCCGTCGTTCAGCCAGCGCTTCACATAGCGGTCGTCCCCCTCGGAATGGGCTCGGACCAGGTTTTCCGAATGCGCGAGGTTGAGCGGGACCGATGCCACCTTCGTCCATTCGCCGAAGGCATTGCCCGCGGTCGCATTGCGGGTGAAAGCGTTCTGGCGCACGAGCTTCTCGACCGGGTAGTCCGTCCGCCAGTGCGTCCTTTTGCCGTCCTCCATCACCCAGACGGCGCGGCCGGTGTGAAAATCATAATCGAAGAGCTTCCAGTCGCCGTCGCGGATCACCATGACCACTCCCCCGGCAGCGGATCGGCGCGCTCGGCCTTGCCCTTAGCAATCAACTGTTTGGCCGTATGGAGCGGCAGATTGAGTACCGTGCCGGCGCGAATGCGTTCCCCATCAGTTGTCCAGCTGTCGTAGAGCATCTTGAGCGGCACGGTCTTTATCTTCGCTTCTGTCATCGTGTCTTCCCCAAAAACAAAAGGGCGCCTGCAGGCGCCCGCATGAACCGTCGATGGATCGGCACGAGTTACTAGCTGGCTGCACTCAGCCCGAAGAGGTCCGCCGCAATGCCAAGCCCCTTCTCATTGTGCACCTTCAGTGTACCTTCGCCGATGATGACCCCTTTATCCGCGTCTCCCGTTTTGGCGATATCGCGGTCTTCCTGAATATTGCGGAGCCACAGGAAGGAGAGCATGTCGGTATCTATGAAGAAGGCATTGCGGGCGAGCCCGGCGCCGACCGCCTGCACACGATTCGGGTGGATCATTACTGTGCCGAACGGCCCCTCGTAATAATCCGCCGTCGCAACGATCGTGTTTCGCTCTCCGCCCTGCGAGACTGCATAGCGGAAGGGCGCGACATTGCCGTCGGACATGAAGGTGACGAAGACGGATTTGACATACGGCGAAACCGAGACATGCCGGAAATTCGCGCCGTTTTGGTAACCCTGCTGCATCACATCGTCCAGGATGGTCTTTGTGAATGCTCGTTGGGGGCCGTCGACCGGTTCCGCCGTCAGGCCGGTGTTCGCATCGAAGCCGCCGTTGATGCCGCCGGGTGCGCGCGAGACATTGGTTTCGATCCAAGTCGGCAATGAGCCGAGCTCGCGCGTTGCGCCGGCCACGGAGGCGTTAGAATTGACGATCGCATATTCGACGTCCTTGCGGATCTCGACGCCCTTTTTCAGCTTCTGGTACTTCCGCTTCTGCACGTTTCCGGCCTCGGAAACGACTTCCTGCGTCGCCGAGATGATCCAGTCCTTACGCATGATCTGCGTATAGTTGCCAAGCCGCTGTGGCGGGGTTATCGCGCCAAAGGCATATTCCTCGCCCTCCTCGCGGATATTGGCGCCCGGGGCTGCGAGTTCGTCCGTCTCCCATTCCGGGTGAACCGTGACGCACTTGCCCTTTTCGATCAGCGAATAGATCGGAGTGTCTTCCGGTGTAATCCGCGAAACCACGTCGGAAAGCTCCTCACGGTTGCCGACGGCCTGCGTTGTCTGGAACGTGTTGGTAACAACTGCCATGTGTTCGTCCTTCTATGATTATGAATGGGGCCGTCCGCGCCCCGCCAGGCACTCGGAATGCCTTTGTCAATGAGTCTGGGTTGGAAAGGCGATCGATTGCCTCTTGGCGCGCTATTCGAAGTCGACCGCCATCGCGTCGCGGATCGATCCGCTTTGCGTAAGACGTCGCATTGCCTCGCGGCTTTCTCGGTTCTGCCGCTGCGCCTGGCTCTTCGCCTTCATGCGGGGTGTCGGGGCCGGCGCCTCAGTTACCTTCTGCAAGGCCTTTGCGCGCGCCCGCTCGGCATTGAGCCCAAGCCTGGCGTAATGCGCGAGCTTGAAGAGGCGGTGGTCGATCACCTCGCGCATTTCCTGTTCGGAGAAGCCGAGTTCCCGGGCCGTCTCGAAAGCTTCGGCGAAGAAAGCCTGCCGCCCCTCGTCATGCCCCGTCTGCGGGAAAGCTTCGAGGAGTTTGGCGTTCTCCGCTGCGAGCCTCTCCTCGGCTGCTGCAGACTGAAGCTCCGCTACGACGCCAGCCGGTTCGTCGGCGAGCGCCATCACCCGCGCGAGCTGCTCCAGCCCCGCCTGATGCAGCGCCCACTGTCGCTGATAGGCATCGGGATCGGAGAGCCTCAGCTCTTCCGACGGCTCGTCCGGAATCTGCCCGGCGACCAATTCCGCAACGGCTTTGGCGTTCGCAGCCACACGGCTGCTCATGCTTTCGAGCGCCCGCCCCCGCTTGGCCAAATCCTGGGTCTTCTGGTGGTGGTCGCGGTCACGCATGTAGCCGAGCTTCAGTTCCTCAAGCGGAACCCGCTCGCCACCCTCGAGCGTCACGAATCTGTCCTCGGCTTCGCCGGCCTCCTCCTCGACAGGAAGGCTCGGCTCGTCGCCATCGCCATTAATCTCGCCCGGCTCATCGGCGCAGTATCCCGTCTCCTCGCCGGCCCGATTCTCCTCGTCATCGCCTTCCGGGTTGGCTTCGCGCGGCTCCCGGAAATCGAGGTCATCATAGCTTGCGGGCTCCGTCGAGCGGTCGACGATTTTGCTCCCGCCGAAAGGCAGGTTGGAACGATCGTTTATCATGGAAAGACCTTTTATGAGTGGCTGAGCGGAGCGACGGCACGCGCCATCTCCACGTCGAAAAACATGCGCCATTTCAATACGTTGCAGCAGCTTCATGACTCAATTTCAAAAGCACGCCGCTTGAAGACGCCGGAATCCGAAGCACCCGCTTTATGCAGGCGCGCCTATTCCCTCGGTCTTGGCTTGTTCAGCCAGGAACTTGAGCTTGCCGCGGAAGTTCCTGATCGCTCGCGCCTCGGCTGCAAACGCCGCGCGGCTCTCGTGATCGGTAAGTTTGGCATTGATGCAGCCGTTGACCGCAGTAGCCTCCAAATCGTCCATCAGCCGCTCGAACAGGGGATCGTCGAGAAGCGCCCGTGCGGCCGCGGTTCTTTCGTCTGAATGCATCCTGTGCCTCGTTTCGGGGATGACTGGCATCTACGCGACTGGTAAATAACCGCGCGGATTGGCGTGATGCAAAGACTCGCAACTCGCCTTACACCACTAAAGAGCGCAATACGTATCCACGGCTTGCGGCAGCCAAGGCGGGGTAGCGACGCGGGCCGGCCGAAAGCGAGCCCAATTAAATAGTTGACGTACAATGTTTGATTGTGTGTAACGAAATCAACTCAGGGGGTCGTCATGTTAAACAGAGAAACCTCAATACTCTACGACGCAAGCGACGCGGAAGCCATCCTTGCTGGCGATTTGAGCTGGATCGTATTTGAGACTGTAACGCACGGTCGGATTGGCGTGCAGATGCCACGCTCTGCCTGCGAGCGTCTAAACGAGCAGTTGCAATCCGCTCTAGCTCAAACAAATAATCCTTCTGCTCAGGGGTAGAAATCGTTAGCCATACTTGAAATCACCCATCCAAAGCGGCAGCGGACGCCGCGGCAGAAATCACCAGTTTAATCTGACGAACGATAAAGAGACATGGCGGGGCGCCCGGAATTGACGTCTGGCAACCAGTCTGCCTGAATGGCCGTTGCTCACGGTTTCACTTCGTCGTCACTCCAAGGTGGGGCGCGCCACCTTCATTCGACCAGCACGAACAGGGCACCCCGGCGGGCCCGACGCCATAAGGGCACACTTCCTTTGGCGTGGTGCAGTATCTAGGACCCTCCGAGGCACCGCTTGGCGTGGTGGCCTGACTAGGTTTGGCGGAAGCGGGCGTAGTCCCCGCTGGCACAACCGTCTCGCTGCACGATGAAAGAAGCAATTGAAGCACAAATAGGGAAATGCGAACCAAGGTGTTCGTACGCATCGGTGTTTTCCACTTTTACGAGAATGATGCACTGTAGGACCGGAGGTCTCGGATGGCCGGCCTCATCCCCTTTCACGAACATTCATAACCAGTTCACACTACGAGCACGGCGCCCATCAGGTGGCTTTCCAGAAAGAACGACGGCTTGGCTTTCGCCATATGCTCGTCGACCGCCGTCTTCGAACCTGGGAAGGTGGCGGAACCGTAATCGTCGATCACGATCACGCCGCCTGGGTTCATGCGGGGATAGAAAAATTCCAGGCTGTCGCGGGTCGGCTCATAGAGATCGACATCAATATGGACCAGGGAGAACCGGCGATCTGCCAGCCCTGGTACGTCGAATGCGGCCGGTATCCAGCCTTTGTGAAGTGAGACGAAGGGGAACGGCGACAACGCCGCCTGCACCTGATCGTAGTCGGACGTGAATTTCTCCTTCTGACGCTTTGTTTGCTCCGGAGAAGAATTGCCCCGGCCGACCCGATCTTGTGCCACTTTGTCGGAAAGTCCGCCCTCGAAAGAATCGAACACCCAAAACCGGCCTTGCCAGTTGAGCGACTTGAGCAAATCGGCCACCAGAAAGGTCGAGTGGCCACGCCAACAGCCGCACTCGGCGAAATCGCCAGGCACACCCGACTGCGCCACGCGCTGCGCCATTTGATAGAGCGTGAAGAACCGATTTTGCTTGAAGATGTTATCGGTCGAACCAGTCGCTCGCGCGGCCTCGAAATAGGCCGCCAGATAGGGATCGCGGCTCTCCGCATGGCGTGCATAGCGGTCGATGCGCTCGAAATCCACGCTCCGTTCCATTCCATGCTTGTTAGATTTAAGAAACGGCAAATTCAATCGCATCGGCATTTCCCTAGGTTCTTAAAAATTCGAGCAGAGGTTGCTTTCGTCTTTCCCGTCCCCGCTGCTCAAAGCTGCGGGAAGAGCATTCCTAGAGGCGCCCTTCACTGCTCGTTCAAGCACAAAGCAGCACGCTTGTGCCTCGTCAAGGGTGGCAACCGAAACATGCCGAATTATCTCTCGCGAGCTAAGATCCCGTGTGCCCGGGCTCAAACTCGTTCGTGCCGGGGCAGGTTCGCGGCGACACCGTTTGGAACGGGCTGCCCCGGTACCGTAAGGCGGCTGCAGCGCCTCAGGACAGCGGGGCGGATAGCCTCACGTACCCGCTTTTCGAAGATGCTGATCACCCCGGCAAGCAACAGGACGGCGCCGATCGCAATCGCCAGCGATGCGTAGTCGCCGACGCCTGCCGCGATGAGAATACCGATGAACCAAGCGCCGACGAGCTGATGTATCAAATAAAATGGATAGGTCGCCTCGCCGAGAAAGCGTAAGCCCCGCAGGGCGGCATCGTTGCAAAGACGGAGCAGAAAACCGTTCGCAGCGACTGCAAACAGGAAAGACAACAGGAACGTGGACCACATCGAATAAAGAGGCCAATAGTCCGCAGAACCGAATGGCGGAAGTATCTGTGCGTAGGAGCCGATCACAGCCACGCAAAGAAACAGGCCGGCGCGGGGGGAGTATCCTTGCTGGTTTATTTGGTAGACGATTGCTCCGAAAGCAAACTCGCACCCATGCCTGAACAGCAGCAGATTCGTATAACGGTTGGAAAAATTGACGTCATCGCATCCTGCGAACATAGCAAGGTTGAAGGCCGCACTGATCACCGCGATCGCGCGGACATAGTGCCCGAAATAGCCAAACCGGTTACGCCACAGCAGTAAGAATACAGCCAGATAAAACGCAATTTCGATGCTGAGCGTCCAGTAGCTGCCGTCGATCTGGCTACTGAACGGAAAAAACGTCATGCTCGCCAGCAGCCGCTTTAGGATCCGAAAAACCGAACCGTCGCCGGCAATCACAGCGACGATCGCCGTAATAGGCGCGCAGATCCAAACCGCTGGGGCAAGGCGAAGGATGCGACTGGCCAGGAACCTCGCCGGGTCACCGGATACCGCGGTAACAGCAATGACGAAACCCGAAATGACGAAGAACGATTGGACGCCAATCCATCCATATTGAGCATAGTCAACCAGCTCGGGAAACCTGATCGCCCCGCCGGACACGCGGTATGGTGTATGCCCCGCCTCGGAAATCTGGTATCCGAAGTGAAACAACATCACGGCAAGGGCGGCCACGATACGCAGCAGATCAAGACCGATAACCCGGGGTTGAGCGGCCGATCTTTGCCGCACGCTTTCCGTCAAGTACATGATTGTCTTATTTTTCTTGATTTTGTCATGCTCATGGCGGGAGGCGGAATCACAAACGACTGGCGTCAACGTCGGGGTAATCTCACCCCGGCATTCCGCCGGCTTGCGTTGCCGTCAGCGGCTCTCCGCCCATCATCTCCGCGGCGTTCTGCTGCCGCTTCAGGTCCAGCTCCGCATCGATCTGGTAGCGCTTCAGAGCGCCCTTCTGCCGGATTTCGGCAAGCTTCAGCTCGCGATCGATCTCCAGCTTCCGCCGCTCGTTTTCGGCCGAAAGCCGCGCCTTCTCCGCGTCGGCTTGGGCCCGCATCTGCAGCTTCTGCATCTCCGGGTTCGGCTGGCTGGCTGCCGCCTGCATGCGCCGCTCGATTTCCTCGGGCGTCGGCTTGGTGAAATAGAGCTCCGGCGATTTCAGCCCCGCCGCCTCCACCGATTTGGCAATGCCGTTATAGAGGTTGTCCGGCGAGACATAGGGGTTGTCCGGCCCCAGCGTCGCCAGCAGCTTCTCCTGAAGCCCGAGGATCATCTGGATCATCATCATGTCGCGCTCGCGCGTGCCGGCGCCGAGGCCCGTATTCACCGTCGCGTCCATCTCGGCGTTCCAGTGGCGCGGGTCGAAAGTCACCCATTGGCCGCGCAGCCGCACGGCCCGCGGCCGGTCCTGGTGCTTGATGACGAGGCGCAGCAAGCCCTTGAAGACGCGCCTCAGGCCTTGCGCAAAGGTGCGGACCATCAGCTCCGTCTGGCCGATCCCCGCCTGCTCTATCAGCGCCGTTGCCCGCGCCGTCATGTTCGTGAGCGCATCCGGCGCAAGCCCGCTCGAGGCGTCGGAAATGCCGGTGCGGTCCGTCGCCTCCTGGTCGAGATAGGAGAGCATCGCGAAGGATTCCTTGGCGACGAAGGGCACCATCGTGTAGCCCACCGCCGCGCGCGCATCGATTCCCTGGCTCACCCGGATCGGCTGGCCGAACTTCGGGTTGAGCACGGCTTCGGGATTGGCGATCGCCCCTTCCTGGACGATCGGCTGCTGGTTGTTCTGCCAATAGAGATTGTCCAGCGTCTGGCGCATCAGCACGGTTTTGACCCGCTGGATTTCCGCGAGATCGTCCGTCACCGAGCCGCCTTCCCGCTGGTGCGGCCGCCGCTCGACGATCAGGTCGGCGAAGGGCACCTCGTCCCATTCCTCGTTCGAAAGCAGGTTCTCCTCGCCCGTGCCGCCGGCAAAGACGAGCCGGCGCAGTTCCGCGATCCCGTCGTCGTCCGCATCGATTGTCACGTAGAGCTCGTAATAGTCCACCTCCTCCAGCGCCTTCGGCATTTCGTCGCGAGCCTCGAAGGCGTCACGCCTGCGCGCAGACTCCTCGTCTTCGCGACCGCTGTCGCCGGTCGAAGCCGGCAGCCGCTCGATCAGATCGCGGTCGTAACCCATCGCGATCAGGTCCGAGCGGCGCATGCGCATCGCAATGCCGGTGATCGGGCTGTCCTCGATCGAGATCGCATCGGGGTGGATCAGGAATTGTTCGAGCGGCACCGCTGCCAGCCGCGGCGTGCCGCGTTCGGCGCGGCGCCGGATCTTGACGCTGTAGCTCGGCTGCTCCACCGCCGGAGCGGGATGAGGAAAAGAGTGAAGCGGTTCTCCGCCTGTAAAGGAATATGCCTCCGCCGTCTCGATCTTCTCGATCGTCTGCGATTGTTCCAGCACCTCGACATCGTCGTCGCCGACGAGCTGCACGAGCGCCGCCTCGTCGAGCCCCGTATGGGTCGAGACGGAAACCGCCTGCTTCCTCTCGTACCACCAGCGGATGACGCCGTTCCTGAGCGTCAGCGCGTCATGCGCCGCATCCTGCACGGCGTCATAGCCGTTGCTTTCCGGGAAAACGACGTAATTGATGTAGTCGGTCGCCTGCTCCGCCGCCGCCTCGTCGCCATCGCCGACCGGCTCGTATTCCACCACCTTGTCATTGCCGAGAATGGTGCGGATCAGGGAAGGCAGCACCTTCTTGATCGCCGCGCGCACGTCGCGGGAAACCACCTTCGAGCGGTTGGCATCCGCCGGCACGTCCCGCATCGTGCCGTCATAATATTCCATCGCCTTGATGCGGTCGGTCGCGAGCTCGTCGCGGTAGCTTTCGCAGTCCTTCACCAGCTGGCCGACGAGGGCGCACAGGCGTTGATCGGTCATTGCGGCCATCAGAGAACCTTTCGGGCAGTGAAGTTCCAGTTTGCATTGCCGTTGTTCGCCCGCGCATAGCGCTTCATCATCAGCGCGTAGCGCGCGGCCGAGATCAGGTCGTCGCGTTCCTTGACGATCCTGCCGTCCTTGCGGTGATAGAGGCGGAATTCCTCGAACCATTCCGCTGCGGTGGAAAACACCTTCCAGCGTCCGGTCTGCATCCGCTGAAGCATGTCGGAGAGCCCCGCTTCCACGCCGTTCGTGCCGTCGTCGAAGGTGGCGCGCTCGGGCAGCAGTGCCAGCCCCTGCGCGCGGTACTGCGCCGCGAGCTGGTTGCCGCTGCCCTTGTCGTGCTGCAGGCCGTCATGCGGCCAGGCGAACGGGAGTGAGCCGCCCCAGGGCTTCAGGGCGGCCGCATGGATGATCGGCGTCGCCTCCCGCTCGCGATAGATCTTCGTCACGTAAAAGACGTCCGCGTCGCGGTCCCAGGCGCAGGCCGCGGCAGCGAAGGGGTGGTCCCAGCCGAAATCGAGACCGCCGATCTCAACCCAATGTTTCGGGATCTCGAACGGCTCGATACGGATGCTCTCCTCGCTCACCGGGAAGATGCGGCCCGAGCCGAGCGACGGCACGCCTTTCGTCCGTGCCTCCCGCTCATGCGCGGGATAGCTGGCGATGATCCTCTGCCGCTCCTCCGGCGTATAGTGCGCCGCATCCTCGATCGTCATGGTGATGATCTCGCGATCAGGCGATTTCTCCATCAGAAAGCGCGCCACCACGCCGCTCAAGCCCTTGAGCGGCGTGAAGGTCACGGCGATCGAGCCGCCGGTCGCATTGGTGCGGGTGATGCCCTCGAAATAGACGTCCTCCGGCGGCTCCTCGTCGAACCAGACGTAATCCACCGTGTTCGCCTGCCATTTGCCGCGCCCCTGCTCGTAAGCCTTGAAGAGCAGCGTCGACGTGCCGCCCGAGCCATGCCGAACGGTGACGCTGTCGAGCACGCCGGAAGCGCCGGCGCGCCTGGTCGTCGCCATGATCGCCGCCTTGGGAATGAACCCGGTTCCCCAGTCCTCCTCGCTGAGCGGCGGCCCGACGAGCAGCCGCTGCACGCCGTCACGGGTCAGCTCGTGCGATTCCGAGCCAGCCAGCATCACGATCGGCTTGTCGAAACGCCTGCCCTGCCACCAGTCGGGATATCGCCCGGTGAGGTGCATCGACGCTTCCGCCGCACCCGCAAGGGTCTTGCCCAGCTGGTTGCCGGCCATGAACAGCCGTTCCCGAAAGTCGGCGCCGGCCGCATGGAAGTCGCGCTGTTTGCTATAGGGCCTGTAGTCGGCAAGCAGGTTCGTCCGCCGCCGCCGGTCGAGCTCCGCCATCAACGTCGCCTGCTCCCGGAGCATCGCGGAAAGCTCCGGCGCCATCGAGCCGCCGGCCGCCTGCGATCGCTTTGCCATCCGCCGCCCCCCGTGTCGATTTCCAATGCGTTCTACCGCCCTCGCCGGGGAGGCGATGGCTCTGCCTTGCGCTATCCGTGAGGAAGGCCGATTGTTGTCGGGCAGGCGATCGCCGCGCCGCCCCTTTCAGACGCGAAAGGGCCCGTCTTTATCGCTGCATCACTTCGTCTTGACCGAGAGTCGAGAAGTCGCGCAGCAGGGAGCCGCAAACATGATCGAAGGCCATTGCCATTGCAGGGCGGTCCGCATCACCGTCCCGGTCCGGCCCGAAACGCTCGGCGATTGCAATTGCTCGCTCTGCAGCCGGCTCGGCGCACTTTGGGGCTATTATCCTGCCGAGGAGGTGACGATCAGCGATCCGCAGAAAAAGCTGGTCGGCTATGTCCAGGGCGACAAGACGCTCACCACACACCATTGCAGCGCATGCGGCTGCACCACCCATTGGTCGCCGATCGGGTCCTCGTCCTCGCGCATGGCCGTGAACATGCGCATGTTCGACCGCTCCGTCTGGGAAGACATCCCCCACCGGCTGATCGACGGCGCGAGCTGGTAACGTTGCCTGAGACAACCTGCAGCCCTGTAACGCCGGTAACTGTCTATGCACGCGAAAGTCTCTTCTATCGGCACATTCTCAATTAGTTGAGAACGTGGTACTGCATGGGTCCTTAGATCCTGGCGGATTTAAGAATAAAACATGCAGGAATTCAAAGTGCTACAGCGACCTTTACGCGTCTGGAAGACGCGCGGCGCTGTGGCTTCCGGCAAAAAATGGGGGACGTCCAATGCCGCGTATTGCAAATCTCTACTTCAGAACAGCCATTGTCTTCTTGATCCTCGGAATCTCGATCGGCCTTCACATGTCGATTTCGGGAAATCACGCCGGCACCGGCGCCCACGCGCATGCCAATCTTCTCGGCTGGGTGACGATGGCGATCTTCGGCGGCTATCATGCGCTCAACCCGCAGAAGGCCGCCCGCCGCCTCGCGACGATCCAATACGCCGTCTACACCTTTGGCGTCGCCGTTCTCATTCCGTCGCTCTATCTGCTGCTCTCCGGAAATGCCGCCATGGAGCCGATCGTCGCCGTTTCCTCGCTCATCGCCTTTGCCGGCGTTCTCCTGTTCGCCGTCATCATCTTCTCGCGCGAGGAGACCGCCACAGCAGCGATTGCCCCGGCACGCTGAAGGCTTCGGCAGCCTGCGCAACTGGGTTGGCCGGCTTGCCGCCCTCATTTGGCTGGCTGCCGCTTGAGCGAGCGCGCAGAAGGCGACCGCCGTTGAGAGCGGCGGGCGCCGGCTTTCTTTGGGGAGAGCAATGGCCGGATCGCCACGTCCAGCAGGCGGATCCGTTCGATCAGCTGTTCGTCCGAAAGATCGTCCATCCCGCCCGCAGCACCGAGATCCTTCGGCAGGATCGAGGCGACGATTTTCAAATAGCTCTCCGGCTTTTCCTCTCGGATGCGCGCGACCACCGCCGCGCCATGCGCCTCGAAATCCGCCTGAACCGCATCCGCGAAGGCGCCGCCCAGCCGGCCGCGCCCCCTCGCCCGCTTCGCCGCGTCGCCGGCCTTGACCGGCACGTCGGCCGGCGGACCGGCCGCGCAATCCGGGTTTTCCTCGTCGAGCATCGGAACGCTCCCTTGTGCCACTTAACTCCTTGACCCCGGTCCGGCCGGCCGGCGATGCCGCACCCTCGCGAGCCGCGCCTTGTTGGCGCCTGCATCTGCGAGAGGATCGACGCGTCGCCCCCCAAACCGCTTATGGGTTCGGATCGACGCGAAGGCGCATCGCCGGCCGCATACGGCGGCCGCAGCATCTGACGTCAGACGCGCCGGGTCGCCGTAAGCTCTGGCTGTTTCGTGAAATGTCGGGAAGGCGGCAGCGGCTTGATGGCCACTCGATCGCCATGTGCCCCGCGAAGCAGAGGAAGATAAAATTCCTATCGTTGATTTATGGAATAACAGAACCGTTCCATTTGCGCAAGCGCCGCGTGAGATGAGGGCAAGTTGTTTTCCGTTTAGCCACAGAATTTGTGCGGGCGGCCCGCCCGTGACCCCGGGCGCGCATCTGCTGAGCAAATACAACTGCTGTACAACCGTATATTATAAATCGATTGCGCAATGGCTCGGCGCCTGCTTCAATCAGATTGCCGGTGCGAAAGCGCGGCATAAGTTCGATGGAAGAATACCTCGCAAGAGACATGCGGGGGAATGACGAGATCGGACGAATTGTTGATGCAGGACCATCGTTCGCCTGCGGGCAGGCGGTGTTATAATTGAACTGTTGGCGCCTGCACAAAGCAGCGCCGACCTCTATTTCAGCAGATTGTCATAAGCGCTGCCGACTGCAGCAATTTTTAGAACTGAACCATAGCCCGCTTTCCGGCAGCGTGCCGGGAACCAGAAATCCTCTCACGCATTGCCTTCGCGGGAAAAGGAGTTTCGCCATGACCCACCATTGGATCTTTATCGCTTTCGGGTTCCTTGCCGGCGCTACCTTGTTTTTGGCGGCCACCTGGCAGGGAACGCCGCCCGCTGAGCAGGTGACTGTAAAGCTGGACAAGACCGATCGCCTGCACGGCCCCGCCATTCAGACGTCGTTCCTCATGGAGCGCTTCGGACCTGAACGAAAAGCCGAATAGCAGTTTTCCGAACACTCGCCGGCACCGCGTCGCTTGCAGCACGATCAATTGTAAGGCGAGTTGCAGGGACGGCGCGGCCCCTCGAAAGGCTGGAAAGTGTTGTCGTAAGCCCGGTAGGAAATATAGCGCTCCCGGCACCAGAGCAGATGAGCCTTGGCGGAGTCGACGATTCTCCGCCGTGGCCTCGGCAGCGGCCCTCCGACGGTGGCGCCGGGACCTATGCTGATGTCGGGCGCCATACCGCGGTAGCGTGAGCCGTAACCCGGATAACGCTGCTGCAGGAAATCGCGATACTCCCGTTCGATGAACAGCTCATGCCGGTTGTCGACTTCACAAGGCGCGGAGACGCAGGTTTGCGCCTCTGGGGAGTCCACGCCCGTCCCCGCGATTGCAAGTGCCAGCCCGATGATTGCTGGTGTCCTCACGCGACCCGCCTCTCCGTCTTCTAACGAATTGAACTTCGACGCCGATCTCCCCTGCGTTCTTCCTAAATCGAAATCGACCGAGGTCCAAGGACAAAGATTTGCAGCCACCGTTTCGCGTCACAAGACACGCGATTTAGGAAACGGCAAGCTGCCTGCCACCTGTCATATTTGGGAGTCGACGCGCGGTGGCCGTCGGCCACGCCGAATCCGCGCGGAGCCAACAACGCCGTTGTTGGCTCCGCGCCTCGATCATGCGAGCGCGCTCACAAATAGGGCGAGACGCACTGCCTCCGCGGCCCGTAATAGGGCTGGAAGGTATTGTCATAGGCCCTGTAGGACCGGTAACGCGCATAGCACCAGCGGGTATGTGCGCTGCCGCCGACATAATATCCGGGCGGAGCGGCGTATCGCGGTTGCGCCAGCAGCCCGCCTATGATCGCGCCGGCCGCCAGCCCGCCGAGGGCGGCGCCCAGATCATTGTCGTGATGGCGGTGGCGATAGCGACGGTGGCGATAATAGTCGTCATCCCACCGATCGCGATATCTGTAGCTGTACCGCGAAGACCTGTCATCCCGATCTCGGCGCCAACGGCGCTCTCCGCAATCCGGCCAGGGGCAGCGACTGCTCCGCGCCCGGCTTTTCCTCTCCTCACCGCGTTCGTAGGGAAACTGAACCTGCTGAACGTCGGCGGTTTGCGTCTTCACGACGGGCATGGTGGGAAACGCCAGGGCGGGCGGCGGAACGCTGCTCATTGCCGTCGCCAGGGACAAGGCGACGATTGCTAACCTGTTCATAGCCTTCACCTTTCGATGCCTTCACCTTTCGATGTATGTCCCTTCAACACTAAAGAATGGCCGAATCCTGTTTTTGTGCCAGCCCTTAGGCTGCCAATCACGGATTGTTGATCGCCGCTTTCGGTCACAGCCGCTTGACCGGCTTTCGTTGCGCCAGCCCGACGCGTGGAGCCCAACATTGTTGCACCCTGCAGCGCTTGCCGCCGGCGTTCGGTGGGTGAGAGAAACTCTGGTTATGGCGGAAGCTTTTTCGCGGGGTCCCACCCCTGGAAGTGTCGCAGGGATGAGGTAGCGGCGCGAAGGAGAAAATTCCTATCGTTGATTAACGGAATACTCCATCTCCCCATATTCGCGCAAGCCCTTGTCGAAGGCGAGCGCGTTCAAACCGCGCTTTAGCCACAGCAATTGTGCTTCCGGCATCATCCGCAGCCCTTCATAGTCCATCACGCAGACATTGAAGACCGTGGTCTTCACCTGCCGTCCCTCGTCGCATCTGAGCAGCACGCCCTCGAGCCGCATCATCGTTTCGCTGGCCTTGCTGGCCCGGCGGTGCCGCTCCTCGCTCGTTTCGCCGGGGTGCCCCTGCACACGCCCGATGTCCTGTGCGCGCACGCTCGGGAACGGGATTCCGGTCAGCTGATAGTAGCACGTCATTGCGGCGGCATAGTCGTCGCCCGCCTGCCGCTGCGCCTCGGTGATCCGCCCGTCGAGGAAAAGCCGGCCGAGCGTATAACCGGCGAAGGCGCTGCTCGTCGCAAGCCCGTGCATGCGCTTGCGCGCCGCGATCGCCACGGCCATTGCCTCCTTCTCGCTTTCCCGTTTCGACCATTGCGGCTTGATCTTGCCACAGGTGAAGCGCTCGGCATCGGCCTTGCGCGGCCGGCCGAGTTGCGCCTTGCGCTTCGCACGCAGTTTCTGAGCCTTGCTCATCATCGGTAATAACCTTTCATGCGGGGAGATTCGGATGCAGCGTTTCAAAGCCCTTGCGCGTCTGAAAGACGCCCGGAGCCGCCCTGCGAAGAGGCCGGACGCTCCTCCGGCTCGGCTTTCACTGCGGCAAGCACCGTCGAGTGATCGCGACGAAAGATGCGGCCGATGCGCGGCAGCGAGAGATCCGGACGGCTCTGGTAGACGGCACGCATGCAGGCATGCCTCGGCTTCACCAGCCGGCGCTCGCGGCGCACGCTGATGATGTCGTCCCAGCTCACGCCGGGGAAATCGGCGAGCACCGAAGCGACGATCGCTTCGACGGATCGCCTTTCCTCGCCCGCACCGTCATCGGCACCCGACCTGTGCCCCGACAGAAGCGCCTTCGCCTGCGCCAGCAGTCGCGCCTCCGCGTCGGCGAGATCTGCTTCCAACGCCGCAATTTGACGCCTGTGCGCTGCATTCTCCCGGGCGAGCTCCGCGGCCTCGGCTTCGAGCCTGGCCAGCACCGCCGACCGGCTGGCCGACGTGGCCGCGCCAACCAGCCTCTGGCGCACCGCCCCGTAGTGGCGGTGCTGTCTTGTCAGTTCCGGATTTGTCATGCCTCTCCTCGCATTTCCCTTGCTCTTCAGTTTCTCTTGCCCTTCGCAAGCGGCTCCGCCGTCGCCTCCCCGCTCGAGAGACGGCGCCGCGCTTCCGCGCCGTTTTCGCGGTGCTCGACGGCCGCCTGGGCAGCGGCGTCCTCCGCTTGTGAAATCGGATGTGGTCGGATCAATACGGTCTCCTTTCCCATCGATCGCTGCAGTTCCCGTCGCTCGCAGCGCCTGCAGCGCCCCAACGTCACTGCAACCGCCGCAATGCGCCACTCATGACATCATGTATGTTGCAATGTCAACATGATTTATGTTATACGTGTCGCTATGTTGCATGTCATGAGCGAAAGAGCTGAACGTTTGCGCCAGGCGCGCATCAAGGCGGGTTACCGCTTTGCATCCGATGCGGCGAACGCGCTTGGCGTCGTCGCCTCGACCTATCGCGCGCATGAGAACGGCCAGAATGATTTCGAATTGGCCGAGGCCGAGCTTTACGGCCGGAAGTTCAATGTCGACCCGTTCTGGCTGCTCAAGGGTACGGAGCGACTGCCGCCAGGTGGCGGCATCGGATACTCTCTGAGGATGCCAGTGGTCGACGCGCCAAACGCGGAGATTGGCGACAGCGTCACCGGCCGGGGCAGGAAGATCCCCGTCTTCGGTCAAGCCGTCGGCGGTGTGGATGGTGAATTCCTGATGAATGGCGCTGTCTTGTACGAAGTCATGGCGCCGCCGATTCTGTCCGAAATTTCAGGCGCCTATGCGGTCTCGGTCTCCGGCGATTCCATGTCTCCGCGCTATGAAGATGGTGAAGTCTGCTTCGTCGACCCCACACGCCGCGTCCGCAAGGGCGACTATGTCATCGCGCAGATCCGCCTCGAGGAAGGCGGCGCACCGCTTGCCTATGTCAAGAAATTCGTCCGCCACAACAATTCCGAACTCGTGCTCGCGCAGTTCAACCCTCCGAAGGAACTGCATTTCGAAGCCCAAACGGTACAATCCGTTCATTACATCGCCCTCGCCGGCAACGCCTAGCTAGCGCATCCGCCCGAAAATCGGATCCTTCGGCAGGCTCGATGCGCAGCGACCATTGCGCGTCTGGAAACACAGGCGAAGCGGCGCCATCGCAACACAGAACAACACGCATCGTGTTGACGCGCGACATGGCGAGTGCAATGTTGCCTTTCCGGTGAACAACACGAAAGGCATCGAGGCAGAAATGTCCATCCCCCGCATAAGAGTCGACCTCCACGGTCACATCGATGCGCTGTTCAGCGCCGACCTCCTGCGATCGAGCGACGCGGAAAACCAGGCTGCGCTCAGAAGCTTCCTCTCCTCCACCTATTCAAGCCTGGCCTCCCTCGCCTGGAACCTGGGCGCCGACGGCGACGTCCTGCAGCGGGAAGCCATTCCCGCCTCCGAACTCATCGACGACGTCTTCTTCGAACGTAATCGTGAGCGCGAGATCTCGGATAACGGCGGCGATCAACGCAGGCGCCTTCTCGGAACGCACAATCACCGTCAGCAATTCGGAGGGCCGCTCTGA